AAGGCTAAGCTCGTCTACCGTTGCTGCAATGTTTATATCAACGGATACAGACGCCCGAAGCTCGGTTAGTACCAGCTCGTCTACGCTGGCGTTAATCTCTGTATTCGATTCTGTTTCAACAGTAGCCTGAAACTCAGTAAGCGTTAGCGCGTTTGTGCTGGCCGCTATCGCTACATTATTAGCAACAGATGCTTGGTGTTCGGTTACTGATAGATCGTCAGTGCTTGCTAATACGTTTACGTCAACTGATACCGTAGCCGCGGATTCTGTCAGCGTTAATTCATCGACACCAGCTAGAACATTGACATCATTCGCCACGCTAGCGGCAAACTCAGATAGCGTTAGGTCATCGACACTAGCGGATATAGCGACATCGTTAGCTATTGTCGCGCTAAACTCAGAGAGCGTAAGGTCGTCAGTTGACGCCAGAACATTAACGTCTACAGCAATTGTAGCCGCGCTTTCGGTCAGTGTTAGTTCATCAACACCAGCGCTAATCTCTACATCACTGACAACCCCAACAGTGGCGTTGTGAGTAGACAGCGAAAGTGTGTCTGTACTAGCATTGACATTAACGTCAACCGCAATTGTGGCTGCGTTTTCGGTAAGTGATAATGAATCTGTGCTTGCACTAATCTCAGTGCCAGCAGCGGCGAACATTGAATCAAGATCAACGCCCCAGATCGTGACGCCTTCGTCAGACCCGCCGGGCCGTGTTGTACTTGGACCGCTTTCTGTTCCTGATATCTCCTGAACCGATACGCCAATGTCATCATTTAGTGCGAGCGTTAAAACTCCACTAGGGTTGTAAGCAACGTCAAACGTGCCAGAAGTCGATTGATCATTACGAAGATAGTGGCCGTCCATCGTTGTAGCGGCTTCGGTTCCATTAACCGTTATGTGGGCGCGTGAGGTGTTGCGCTGTATCGCGCTTATATCATCGCTCGGTGCCCATACATTAGCGCCGACCCAAGCATCGTGAGCAGCTTCAGCGTTCAGCCCTGTATTTGATGAGCTTGCGTATGACCCAGAGTCAACAAAGTCAATGTCACGGAATACGTTCAGATCAACTGGACCCGTAACGTCTAGCTCTTGCCCGCCTGTTGAGTCGTGCGACCTGAAGCAATTGGTTTGATCCAAATGCTCAATGACAATTATGGTATGAGTACCACTTGACGGCGAGCTTGGGACAAACTCTGATCCACCAATATCGTTCGCTGGCGTCGGGCCAGGTCCAACCCGCATATCCAAATCAATGGTTGCAGTGGACGTTTCAATTATGTCTTGCGTGAAGCAAGAGTTATTCGAATCGTTAGATGAGTTGCGAATGTAGGTGTAACCAACGCACTGCGGAGTTGCGTCAGCGTGGGGCTGCATTATCAGGGCGGTTCGGGCACCACCACCACCAGTACGGCTGTAATTCATTATGTGCTGGTAGCGTTTATTATCGCCCAGCAAATCTATGCCGTCACCGTTTCGATTGATCTGTCCGGCGTCGGACTCATAAAGGGTTGACCAGCCCGTTACCTGAGAAACACTGCGAGTTGCATAAGCCGCTGAACTAGCGCTTGAGTAAATTCCGATAGCGCCGTAATTAATCGGGAATACAGTCAGCGAGGTGGTGACTGTTCCGCCAGTGCCGCCATCACTGTCGCGCATCGCTTGCAGTTGGAACGTCGAGCTATTGCTAATCCCTACGCCAATCGCCATGCCGTGATTGAAGGCGCGATCTTCGGAGTTGTCGCGAGAAAAGCCGTCAACAATAGTTGATCGAAATTGAGTGGCCGAACCGGACTTCTGGACAAACTGACTAGACGGATTTACACGACCGTTGCTGCTATCTTCGTATTCAATTGACCATTCGATGATGACCGCATCGAAACCAGACGTATCAGACGGAGCCGTCCATAGTCCCGTAGAGTCATTATAAGAACCAAATCCAGTAACCGAGGAGTCTGGGAAATAACCGACCTGATCCGCAAACGAAGTTGTGAGGTTCGTGAGCTTGTTTGCAACGGTCCCGCCAGTGTATACGAGTTTGTCAGCCATTTTAAGCTATTGTAAATAGACCTGAACTGTTCCATGTAATAGTTAAAGAGCCAGCAACCATGTCAACGGGTCCGCCCAGCTCCACAAATCCAATAGCCCTGTCCGTTCCATCAGTGTCGTTATAAACAATACCCCACCAAGCATCCGTGTCATTCGACGCATCAGCCGCCCATGTTGGGTTAGTACCTGAGTCGAAAGTCATTGTGCCGCTCGCCTCTGTTACCAGAGTTCCTAAGTTGCCCAATGAGGTGCCGCCCGTCGTATACGTTCCCGAAGCCGTTACTTGGGTAAAGTCACCGAGTACTGGCGTTGCGGACGCTGCCGAGGGGGTTACTGTGTCGTCAATAACTGCGCACTTAATGTCATCTGACGCTTCAAAACCTCCATCTATGAGGTATGCTTTGGCCTCATCAAATACTATAAAATCACCTGTTGCCATTTTCTATGCTCCTAGCCAAACGACCATATCCTGTAAGGTACGGATGTTCCGTTAATAATTACTTCTTTAGTTGTTACAAATAAAGTTATGGACTCTGTTGGTTTAAGAGTTCCATAATCTTCGCTTTCATTGAATTTCCAGCTCAAATCATTAGACGAGTGATCGTTGACAATGATTAGTTTTCTTGATCGTCTATTTAATACAATGTTCTGTTGAGATCCGTTTGAGGTGCCCTCAAAGGAATCAAAGTTTGCGTGTACGCCATGACTCATTGAGCCACCTCCTAAATCTTACCCATCGGGGCAGTTTCCTTCTGTACAATATGGGAAGGTCGGTTTCTTCGTTGTATTTTGAATCAACCCTCCGCTGAATCAAGTGCTGCCTCCAGCTCGTTTGCAAGTTCAATAGCCCTTGGGACAACTTTTCGTAGTTCTTTTTCAGACCTACCAGCCACAAGCCCTTGTAAAATTATACCTGCAAAGTATTCCAGCCTGTTCGGGAAATAAATCGTATCGTCAATCACGGTTTGCTTTTCGCCGTATTCTCTTTCTTGTAATGCCATCTCTAACTCTCCTATCTAAAAAAAGGGGGCGACGGGAGTAACACCCGCATTGCCTTTCGGCAGGTTTAATTAACCTACGCCCCGAGTCTGTTACGAACCTACAGCCCAAATACCTTGAATGTCTACGACACTCCAATAGGTAGATGCGGAAGTAAGCGTAGCGAGCTTGATAAAGTCGCCTTTCTGTGCTGTTGCAGCGGTATTAACCACCGTTGTTCCATCGACGACCTGATCGCCAAAGTTAATGCCATCAGATGCGTTAGGGTCAACTGTAAGCAATTGACCAGCCTTGTTGTTGACGATAGTGACAATTCCGCCATCGACCGCACCAGCAATTAACGGCAGAGTTGCCGTAGCTGCTGAATCCGAATCAAAGATAACCGTTGAGCCAATGCAATCAGCCGCAAGCACAGTGTAAGAACTCGTCTGAACCACTGTGTTAGCGCTAGTGCGCGGGAACGTCTTTACGCCATTTGGAAAATTAGTTGTTGAACCAGTACTCATTTCATACTCCTTTGTGCCTCACGGATTTAAACCGCAACTTACCCAGCAGGGACACTAAAAAAAGGCAGGGGCCGAAGCCCCCACCAATGTGGTCAACCGCCGGCCGATCCAAACAAGCCGCGCCAATCCCCATAAAAGGGAACAAAGCGCATGTAGGCTTTGGCCTTCGCATTGTCGGTATCGAAGTCCTCATCCTTGCTGAACTCAACCGCATTACGGTCGTACCAACACATACCTGACGGAGCGTTCGTGCGAATGTAGAAAGCATCGTTGTCCGTTAAGTAGTTGTTGACAGCAACATCAGGAATAACGCTCATGCTACCAATAGCATTGATGTCGTTATTTGCTGAGCCGGTCTGTAGCGTTGATTTAAGAATGCGCTGGGCATCGTAAATCAAAGCAGTAGGCACAATCAGACACTTAGGCTGCAAGGAGATTTTAAGCCCCTTGGAGTTTTTAGCATCCATGATCTGAATTGTCAGGTCTTCAAGAGAGGCCTCTGACAAATCTGCTGCAGTCGCAAGCTCATTAGACTGATCGCCAGCCAATGAAGGATGGTCCGTAGCAAGCAATTCCTTGCCGTCACCGCCTACATACGAGCTGTTAAAGGCTCGGTTGTAAACGTTAGCGCCAACATTCTCGCGGGTCTGAGCCATTGAGAACGCTAGTGAACCAGCACGTTGCATGGAAACCTCAGAATAGAGGTTGTCATCCTTCTCTTCACGTGTAACAATGTAGCCTAATGAATAAGCCTTGTTGACACCGCGTGAGAGCGAGCCTTGTGCGTGTGAGTCATAGGCAGTGGAAGAACCCTCTGCTTTAACAGGTGCAAGCCCGAATCCAGTCTGCTCAACCAATTCCTCATAGTTCTTATTTGAGGTCTTGACATCAAAGAGCTTCGTGTATTGCGTGGGATGCTTCTCGTATTCTGCTCCAAACCATGCTGCGACACCCGTGTTGTTCAAGCAAGGTCGTTAATCTTGCCCCGCATAGACGTTTGGAATCTATACCGCTGCATGTTTCCATGCAGACCAGACTATATCTTTATCCTACAGAGGGTAGGATACTCACCGTTTCGAGCCACTTGGCCCTACGTCCTTTCGGACTAGTCGTTGAACGTTTTTAGAAGAACGTAACCTTTGTGGTGACTTTGAATACCTGTCAGGGTCGTCAAAAGTAGGTTATGTGATAAGTTATTGTCGCGACAAAACTGGCGAAGACCCTTAAAGCGAATAATATCTCCGCTAGGGGCCTTAACCTCGTATGATTTTGCGGCCCTATGGTCTTTGCCATAACCGCCGTGCCCTTTTTGAGCAAACGAATCATTCTTTCTTTTTGTTGCGGTAATCTTATCGGACCATGTGATTTTCCTGCCCATCATTTTCTGAGCTATCTTATCTTTGGTCGCTTGTGATAATGTATCACCACCAGCAGTAGAATTATATCCGCGATTAAATGAATTGAATTGTTTGATAATGTCAATCTCGACACGATCTAAATCGATTTCACTTAGTACGTTTGCATACTCAGAAAATGTGAAGCTTTCCTCACCGTACTTTCTAAGTGCAAGATATATCTTGTGCTGTCTCTTGTTGGCTCTCAATCTTACAAGGTGCTCGGCCTTTCGCTGTCTTAGTGACTGCGTTGTTTGACCGATGTAAACCTTGCCATTTACTTGATTTTCAATCTTGTAAATTAGATTAGCCATTCTTCTAAACTTCGCTGCTGATTTTCTTTTGACCAATATGGTCAGTCAGAGTTCCCAGCAATTAAATGAGTTATCTCTATATGTTGCCACATAGAGGCCCTGAGGTCAAGGCCATAATGCCTTCATTTGTGTTCAGGTAAGGTCGCAAATCTTACCCCGCACAGGTTGAGCTACCTGTACCGCTGCATGTCGCCATGCAGATCAGACTATATCTTTACCCTTATGGGTAGATGGCGCTTCCGCTCGCTTGAGCGTACTCCGTTTCCGGATAGTCGTTGAACGTCCCTAACAATTTGAAACCCTTGGAATGACCGCGAGTATATAGGTGAGATTGAATGAGATTATTTTCTCTGCAAAAGGCTCGAAAGCCTTTTCCAACCTCTATACCGTTTGGCCCACTAACAAGAAAGTACTTTGATTTCGGATTTTCAACACCTTTTTTGGTGTGTTCTCCGAAATGCTCTGCGCATCGGCTATCGCCAAGTTTCGCAACAGACATCTTCTTTTTAGTTTCCTTGGATATAACTTTTCCCTTCTGTGCCTCGCTGATTTTCTTGCGAATATCATCAGGGAACGTCAGGAAACCATGACCACCAAAATTGCAATTGTATCCATTTTTGTAAGAATCGAACTTTTGAATGTATTTTTTCTCAAGTTCTCTTACAGAATCTTCACAATCCACTTGATCTATGGTTGTAACTTCAAATTTTTCTACCCCGTACTTCCTGATTGCCGCATAAATCCGACTGTTTCTAAGACCGTTTTTGGCCCTTGAAAGATGTTCTTTCCATCTTTCTTCAGTTGAGCGTGATGTGATGCCGATATAGCTTTTGCCATTCTCGGTGTTGGTCACTTTATATACGAAATTCATAGGGTTGTTAGGTTTCGCTGCTGATTGCCTGTAATTATATCACAGCCTTTCCAGCAATTCACCATCAGTTTACTCATAAATTACTTTATGAGGCCCCTCAGCATGAAGGGTGAGAGCCAGTCGTAATAACTGCCATATCTTATACTCCCGTCCGAACGGCTTTCGTCTGCGGATCGTTAAACTTAACGATAACAACCTGGTTGGCACTGCCAGCCTCATTGTCCGCTATGTCTTTGATACCCGCAATCTGAAGGTCGAGTGAGTTGGTGGTAGCAGCGGTACTTGTATCAAGTTCCATTGCCGAAACACCATAAATAGTGTCGCCAGATCCTACAAGCATGGTTGCATTAAGACCAACAGCTGTAATGGCTAAAGCACCACCTACCGCGTCTTCCTGAACCTCAAAGTAAGTGTCGTCCACAGGGACAACCTGACAAAACCGTTGTGTAGAAGCTTTCCGATACTGGTCAGAAAGACCATCGGGGTTAGCTTCAAATCCGGTAACAACTCCGTAAACGGGGTCGCCAGCGGCGCATTGAGCAATAGTCGGGTAGCCTTCAATCGAAGTGCCAGCAATTTTCACTGCATCTCCAATAAAAGTCGCCGTCCCATCGCCCGCAGCGAATACGCATCGGATAGTCGCACCATTATAGGGGCTTCCGCTCCTATTTACGGGACGAAAACCGAATGCAGCATCTGCATTAGCCATGTTTCAATTCCTTTTGAAAAAATAAAGTTAGGGAATACAGGGCAAATCAGATGCCCAAATTATTCGTTTATACTCGTTGAACGTGTCCTTTAGGCACGTACTGATTATCCACGGTATTCCCGCTGGGTGTGCCGGCGCGCAAGGATCTGTCTATCTCTGAGTTCTTCGCTTCTTTTGCCTTTTGGTCCTGATCGTAATAACTTTGTTTAATTTTCATCAGGTAGGCGCGAATAACGGGGTCGCCTCGCGATACGACTTTGCTAACTCTTGAGTTAATGTCTGTGTTATCTTGGTGCAATGCACCTTGACCTAACCTTGGCACCTCATCTCTGTTGACGAACTGATAACCGCCATCTTCAGCGCGTTGCAATCGACCGTCGACATCATTGAACCAATGCAGGTGATAACCCTTTATTTCGTCTTTGATTTCAAGTTTCGATCTGTGCGCGCCAAACGGTATACGTTCGACCTTATCCTTACCTACTACCTTTTTTCTTGCGTTAGTCATTGTAATGCTCCCTCAATCCCAATCATAAAATCCAACAAACTGTTCCTTAGTGAAGTCAGGAATGTTTTTGACATCCATTGCAAATTGCTGCTTGGCTTCTTTAGGTAAGTTTGCGAATGTACGCTCACTAGACTCAGTTCCTGCCTCACCACCGGCCTCGACACTAGAAGGTCTACTCCGGTTAGGGTTCGCAAAGTCACTTGGGAACGCCTCTTTTGTTCGGTTCGTCAGCTCCGCAAAATAAGCTTGTCCGGTAAATCCTTGACCAATAAGGCGGTCAGAAATACCATCAGCAAATGCCGCGAGCTTCTCGTTTGTTTCGTACCAAGGGTTGCCCTCTAGCCACGCTTTCTGCTGCGGGTCTAGCTGGTGTCCTTGTGGTTGTGGTTCTTTTTGCAACTCTGAGATTCTATTTTCGGCATTAACAACAGCAACACCATCGCCGTCCGTTATTGCTTGAGCCTTCGCATCTTGAAGCTCTTTAATAAGCCCCGCCTTCTCAGTCTTTTCCTTTGCGATCTGGCGTTGACTCATTTCGTTGAGCGACTTGTTTGATTCCATGACCTCGTTCACGCGGGCCTCTAGTCGTTCAACCTTTCCTTTCAATAAACCATTAATGTTCTCACCATCAGTGACGAACTGTTCGGCGGTCTTAAACCCGCCATTTGGGGGATCGCCCTTCCATTCGCCTTCTGGCTTCCA